ACCTCATTTACTACAAATGCTGCTGATCTTTTCATGGGTGCTTTTGTCGGTAGTGCTGCTCAAAAACTTGATCAAGTGGCAGAACAGGTAGAGATACTAATCGATAGTATGACTGGTATTTCAGCTACTCATGTCGGTGAAACTAATCCTGGACTTATTACTGTAACTGCTGATACTGCAGAAGCAACTGATTCTGATTTAACGATATCCAGTACTGCTGATGGTACTGCTGAAATTGTAATCGGTACTGCAGTTGCTGGTGTGGCTGGTGTAACTGGTACTAACACCTCATTTTTTACCTTAGAAGCCTTAGGTGATGGAACACAATTTAATAACACAGGTTCAGTTGGAACAGATGGAATATTACTACCGATGACAAGTTCCAGAGGAAATGATCATTTTGTCTCTGGTAGTTTTGGTGGTAGATCCGATAATGTAAGATATGAAATATCTCAGAGAAATTTAGACAAGGGAACTTTTACCCTTTTGGTCAGACAAGGTAATGATACGAATAAAAGAAAAGTAATTTTAGAAACACATGCTAATCTTAGTTTTGATCCCGAATCAACTGATTACATATTGAAAAGAATCGGTAATCAAACCAATACCGTTGCTACAGAGGATGGAGTGGCTTATCTACAACCAGTGGGTGAGTATCCAAACATGTCTAAGTATGTAAGAGTTAGTTCTTTTCTTGATGCGAGAAAAACACCTAATTATTTGGACGATAATGGTAATGTGACAACTGCTTATGCTAATTCAGCATCTTTCTTTCCAGCAGTTGGTAGTGGAAGTGATCATGGTGCTTTCAGTGGTGGTGTTTTCTCAACAGAGATTTCACATCCATTTAAATTTTATGATGATATAACTGCTACAAATTCACAAGGTGTAAATGTAGCCACGAGTGCTGGAACAATTGGAACTGGTGGATACACAACTGCTCTAAGTATTTTGAGTAATAAAGATGAGTACAACATGAACTTATTATTCTTACCTGGAATAATAGATGGTAATGCTAATCATTCAAGTATAATAACACAGGCAGTTGATCTCTGTGAATCTAGAACTGATTGTTTCTTAGTGTATGATGCTACAGACAAGACAAGTAGTGTTGCAACTGTAACCACAAGGGCTAAAACTAGAAACTCTAGTTATGCCGCTACTTATTATCCTTGGGTGCAAGTATTGGATAGTTCATTAGGAACTTATAGGTATGTTCCACCATCAACAGTGATTGCTGGTGTATATCATTTCAATGATGTGATTGGACAACCTTGGTTTGCTCCTGCTGGATTGAACAGAGGTGGTATTGATACGGCAATTCAAGCTTATAAAAAATTATCACAGGCTCAAAGAGATACACTGTATGATTCAAATGTAAACCCAATCGCTACATTTCCTGGACAAGGTGTGACTGTGTTCGGTCAGAAAACCACACAGAAAAAAGCCAGTGCTTTAGATCGTGTGAATGTAAGAAGATTGTTGATTAACATCAAGTCCTTTGTTTCTAGGTCTTCAAGAAATCTTGTATTTGAACAAAACACAACTGATCTAAGAGATCAATTCTTAAACACTGTTAATCCATACTTGGAACAAGTACAATCTAATGCTGGATTACAAGCCTTTGAAGTTGTGATGGATGATACAAATAATACACCTGAAACGATTGATAGAAATCAATTAGTAGGATTAATTAGATTACAACCAACGAGAACTGCCGAGTTCATCGTATTAGACTTCGTAATTGAGCCATCTGGCGCGGCTTTTGATGGGTAAAATTTAAGAAGTTTATATTTATTGGTATAGGAGATAAATTATGGCAACATTATTAGAAGCAGATAAACTATTTTATACACCGTATGAACCGAAGTTAAGAAATAGATATATCTTCGAGATAGGTGGAATTCCTGCTTTTACAATCAAAACAGCTCAAAGACCACAGATTACTTTTGATGAAGTGGTGTTGGAGCATATGAACATCACAAAGTATGTAAAAGGTAAGGGAAGATGGCAACCAATCACTATCACACTTTACGATCCGATTGTCCCATCCGCCGCTTCTGCTGTTGTTGAATGGTTAAGATTACATCATGAAAGTTCTACTGGTCGTGATGGATACCAAGACTTCTATAAGAAAAATATTAATTTCAAAGTATTAGGACCTGTTGGTGATATTATTGAAAAGTGGACATTATATGGAACGTACATCCAAGATGCTACTTTTGGTGATTTAGACATGACTGTATCAGATCCAGTTGAAATTACCCTACAGTTAAAGTACGATTACGCAATATTGGAGTTCTAAATGAAAAACTTACTAAAACTATTATTATCAGCAGTCTTTATTTTCGGTGCTGTTCCATCATTAAACGCTGTTCCAGCTCAAGCTTGTGAAATGACTTGTGAAATGGCATGTGCAGATGAGGATGTGAAGAAGAAGAAAAAGAAAGGAAAGAAGATTGGTGGTGCTAAAGGTAAGAAAAAGAAGAAAGGTTTCTTCTCAAAAGTATTTGGTTCTAAGTAACCAATAGTTACAACATCAAGGAGTTATAATGGCAGAACATAAGTTCCCCACGGAAGTTATTGATTTACCCTCATTAGGAAAAGTATATTCAAAAGATTCACCGCTAAGTGATGGTAAAGTTGAATTAAAATACATGACGACAAAAGAAGAAGATATCCTTATGTCTGAAAATCTGATTAAAAAAGGTGTGGTGATAGATAAAGTTTTAGATAGTTTAATAGTCACTAACGGTATATCATCAGATGATTTAATTCTTGGTGATAAGAATGCAGTGTTGATAGCAGCTCGTATTCTTGCTTACGGTCCTGAATATACTTGTCAGGTTAGTAATCCAAAAAATGTAGATGAAAACATTACACATACTTTTGATTTAACAAAATGTCCATTTAAAGAACCTCTTGAGAACGTTGATTACACTGATAATTCATTTGAATATACCACACCGATTGGTAAGACAAAAATAAAATTTAAATTACTTACTGGTAAAGAGGAGAAACTTATTGATAAAGATTTAAAACAATCTTCAAAGTTTGGTTATGAATCAACTGTATCTACTAGATTGAGATACACAATAACAGAAGTTGATGGCGATAACTCTCAAGAGACTATTAATATTTTTACACAAAACATGTTGGCTCGTGATTCAGTTGCTTTAAGAAAGTACATTCAAGAAATATCACCAGACATAGAATTGACACAAGAAATCGAAATGGGAGGTGAAACTGTGAGCGTATCAATTCCGCTTACAGTCGAGTTTTTTTGGCCTAGCTCCATCGAATAAACAAGAAATACATCAATCCATTTTCTATTTCATCTATGGTGCTCCTGGTTTCACCTTTGATGATGTTTACAACATGCCAGTCCACATGAGAAATTATTATTTTCGTGAATTGACTGATTTAAAGAAAAAAGAGAAAGCACAAATGGATCAGGCTCAACAACAATCAAAACCTACTATTCCACGGCACTTTCAACCCAAGAAATAACTATTTTCAATATTTATTAATATATTAGGAGAACTGTATCATGTCTTACATGGATAGAAAGAATATATTAGAGGAAGGGTTGATTGATAAAATCATCACTAAACTAATCACCAAACCCATTTTAAGAAGAAGTACGAAATTTATGGGTATGGTTGGTGACTTAAATGACGCTATAGAAGAACTTGAAAAAGCAGCGAATGCAGAACTTAAAAAAGATAATCCAAAAGCAAAAAAAATTAAAATAAACAAATATAGGATATAAAAGTGGCAAAAAAAGAAGATTATCTAGGAAAAGCGAAAGCTCAAGAGATCGTCAATGAAGCTTTAGATTCAGAAATAGGTCTAACTAGACTTATTGGTAGTTTATTAGATAAAAATCTACAGAAACAAGGTAGGTTAAATGCAGCTGTTCAAGATAGAGCTAGAATGCTGGGTAGGATTACAAAAGAGGAAAAAGATCAAGATTCAATAAGTAAAAGAATTGCCGCCACTGAAAACGATATTGCCAATGCAACTGCAAAAATAGCAAAAGCAAATGCCGGTGATAAACGTATTAAGAAAGAAATACATCAAACCAATTTAGCAATTGCCTCTGTTAGACTTGCACAGTTAAAGGTAGAGCAAAAAATAGAAAAAACCACTAAAGCAATAAAACAAGCTTTGACAGTTGGGGGAGTTTTAGCAGTAGGTCTTTCAGTTCTGAAAAAATTTGACGCGACATTAACTGCTATCGGTACAAAATTTGGTAGTCTTAATAAATTAGGTAGAGGTTTTCAACAAGATATAGCTCTATCAGAGGTTACTGCTACCACATTAGGGTTTTCATTAGATGATGTTACCTCTAGTGTTTCATCACTTGCTTCTGAATTTGGTGTATCTCTAGATACGGCTGCTACTTTAAATCGTACAATACTAGATACTGCAAGGGGAGTTGGTTTAACTGCTGATGAGGGGACAAAACTTTTTGGTGTGCTTATGCAAACTGCTGGTTTATCTAGTGAACAGGCAGAAAGATTATCCGAAAGTACTTTTCAACTCGCTTTGGCTAATAAGGTCGCTCCTGCAGCTGTTTTACAAGACATAGCCGGTTCAAGTGAAGTTGTTGCAAAATTTACAAAAGGTTCGGCAGATAATTTAGCCGAAGCTGCTGTACAGGCAAGACAGTTTGGGTTAACTTTAGGTGATATAGCAGGATCTGCAAGAGGTGTGTTGAACTTTCAACAATCACTACAGAAAGAATTAACCGCAAGTGTTTTAATTGGTCGATCTTTAAATCTTCAAAGGGCAAGAGAAGCAGCATTTGCTAAGGATTTAGTTGGATTTCAAAAAGAATTAAAAAGACAGTTAGATGGAACAAATTTTGAATCCCTAGATCCACTTTCACAAGAAGCAGTTGCTGAAGCTTTGGAGATGACGGTAGATCAGGTCGCAAAACTAAATAGTGGTACTAAAAGTTTGAAAGGAGTTGTAGGTGATTTTAATTTCAGTGATATAGTTGGTCAAGAAGCTTTAGGTCAATTGAGTAAGTTATTAAATGCTTTTGCTGCTTTGTCAAAAACCGCTCTAAACACATTGGGTCCTGCCCTCACTGATATCCTTACAAAATTTACTTCTTTCTTAGGAAACGAGGAAAAAGTTAAGAGTTTAGGAAATACTATGTTGGTAGTAGCTGATGCTTTTTTACTCGTAGCAACACATTTAAACAAAGTCATAGGTGCATTCGTTGGTTTGAAAGCTGGACAGGCGGCATTTGCTTTACTTGGGAGTAAAGCTTTTAAAGCCGGAATAGCATCATTACTTCCAGTGGCAGCACAAGGTGCAGCCGCTTTGGGTCCTGCAGGACCTCTTTTATTTGCTGGTATCTTAGGTGGTCTGGTAGCAGCTGCGACATCAATGATCACATCAGTAGATGATTTTAAATCTGGTCCTGGAGGAATTAATTTTATGTCAGGTCCAGCTGGTGCTTTTAAACTAAACCCACGAGATTCAGTTATGGCAACCACCAATCCAATTCAAGTAAATGATATGATTAGCACACCAGCCGGTGGTATACAACCTAATACTGGTGGTGGTGGAACTATGACTGCTGTTGTCAGTGGTGGTGATTTAAAATTTATAATGAATAGAATAGGAATGGGTGGTGATTCTGCTGATAACTCTTATGTAGCTTTGAGAGGTGGGTAGGATGGCTTTTGAAAATTTAGAAAACATATTTAACAATAGAGAAGATAGGTATCCTGGTTGGAAACACGATATTTCTGAAAATATAAACGATGATACGGTTAGTGATAATCTTTTCAATCATACATTTGGTACGAATTACACTCATGAAGATATAATTCAAATCACACCAATTCAAAACGAACAAAGCCCATCACCATTGATGGCGATAGCTGGAATTGGAAATACAGGTGATACTATTGTCAATGGTCATTCACGTGGTTTGATTAGAGTAAATTATCAAGGTGGATTACTTCAAAGTAGTATTGATGTAAATCAAAAAGAAAATTATCCTTATTCTTCGTTAATTATGGAACAATCAAAACCTGATCTTACATTAAAAAATTTAGGTAATGGAAAATACAAATTAGAATCTTTATTTGATCCTACCCATGGTAACACCACACCAGACAGAGAGGCATTTGGTCAACCTAATAGGATATCAAGTGATTTACAATTACATCAATCACCACATGGTCCTGTGGGGAGTTTAAATATAAGAGCAACCCAAGGCTATGGTGGTCGTGGTGGTGAACCTCATGTTGTTCATCCCATAGGATTTAGTTCACCAAATGCGAGAAAAACTGGTTACGATAGGGATGGACTTCCACTTAGAGCAGCTGGTGAAGATGCATCAAGATTATTAAACTATTATTTATCAGCCGATGGTGTGCAATTTATGTTAAAAGAAAATGTAACTAATGTTGCTGTTGGTGATGGAATAACATTAGCCGAACCATTTCGTTCTCTAATGTTACCACCTTTACCAGTTCCAATGACTGGTTTTTTAAATGTTTATCAACAAAAATTTCAAGAAGGATTCCCAAGTATACCTGAATTTTCAGTATTTAACACGACATTTCCAGGTTTTCAAGGTAGAAGTGGTAGAAGTAATAGAAAACCAGGTAGAAATGAGTACAGTAGATTAGTACAATTAGCAACTCCACTGGTGTTAAAAAGGCAAGGTGATGTTGATTCTATTATTTCGGCTAATAATCCATTGGACAAACTTTTATTCACACAAACACAGGCTAAGAAAAAACGTTACTTAGGAACTGCACCTTGGGCAACGAAAAAAGAAAAAACTATAACTGGATTAAAAAATGTAGGTAGACTTGCGGGAAACGTTGGTAGAGCCGCTTTGGCTGAAGCGAAAAAAGCAGCAAATGCATTGGTTGAAAAGGCAAAAGATCAAATAGGTCCTTTTACAGAGTTACCCATAACTGAACAACCTGCAAAAAGATTTTTAGATTTAAGTGGTGGTGGTAAGAGAACAAATTATATAGATGAAATCTCATCAGCAGAGGTAAAAAGTGGATTTGGTGATTCGACAGATTCAACTGGTAATCCAGTACATCCCTTAGAATTTGACAATAAGATAGATCCTGGAGATTTTTACGTTAGAATACGGGATTTAAGAGATGATAATTATTTGTATTTCAGAGGATTTGTAACTGGTATAACAGAAAATGTAAATCCAACCTGGAATCCTATTCATTATGTGGGTAGATCGGAAGATGTTTGGACATATTCCAAAGCAGAGAGGGATATATCTTTTAATTTAAGATTAGCTCCAGCTAATTTAACAGAGTTTACAGTGATGTATCAAAAAATGGAAAAATTAACATCATTGGTTTATCCAGCTTACTACACAGATATGGGTAATATAACAACAAGAATGCAACCACCATTTACCGAACTTTATTTAGCACATATTGGTAGTAAAGCTATGGGACAGTTTGGATATATAAAATCTTTAACCTACACTGTAAATGAGCAAGGTGATTGGGATGCAATAGATAGTTTACCTAGAGTTATTGATGTGGCTATCAGTTATCAAATACTACATAAAAAATCACCTAGTATAACAACTGAATTTTACAAACTAAAAGCTCCATATAGTGATGAGTGGGCATAATGAGTAGATATTCAAATATAATGAAAATTATTAATGATAAAAAAATTAGGTTAGGTACATCTAGTATAGCTGATTACGTAGAGTCCGATTCTGATATTTTGTTAATTGCTACCGAAGGTGATAGATGTGATTTATTGTCTCAACAATACTATGGCACACCTGAGTTTTGGTGGTTCATAGCATCTGTAAATAAGTTATCCACAAATAATATACCAGTGGGAAAACAACTTAGGATACCAGTTTCTACTAATGAAGCCGTGATGACATAAAATGGCTAAATTCAAAGATAGACTTTTTGGTCAAGAGGTTTCAAGGGATATTATTGATGTATTTAAAAGACTAGGTTCTGGTCAAAAAGTAATAAATCCACTCGAAAGTACAAATGCGTATGATCAATATCTAGGTGAATCCACCGCCTTTGCTAGAATGTGGACTGCGGTTGATGAAGTAGTAAAAACTGTAGATCCAGATACCAATAAATTAGTTGAGGATCACAACATCAGAGTTTATACGGTAAATCATAATGATGAACTAAATAATTATGGTCAAGGCACTGCCCTCGCATCAATTCAAACTCAAGGTGAGGGTAGTAAATCAGTTACTTATGTTCCACAACTATTAAGCAGTGGTAAAGCCGATAAACCCAATCAACTTTTTAAACCAGCTGCAGGTATTACATCAGTTGATGTTAAAACCGAAGGTTCTATAGGTGCGACTTTCTTAGTATCGGTTAATTTTGTCGTACATGATAAACACGATTTTGATAATATATTCTTACCATTTTTTTTAAGACCTGGATCAAATATTTGTATTGATATTGGTAGATCCTATAATGATTCTGGTTTTGTTCTGTATGATCCCTTAGAGTTTGTTAAATTATCTGATACTGATTTAAGTGAATTAGATTCTTTTCTTTTTGATGAAGAAATTGGTTTAATAGCTAAATATTTTGGTTACTTTCAACCGTTTGTTGGTCTTGTTTCTAATTATGATTTTTCTGTAAATAATGAGGGTAGCTTTGAATGTTCTGTAGAAATTGTTTCTAGAAATCATGGTTTAGTGGACAAAGATATAACAGATGATAATGATTTAAAATATGTATTTAATAATATTTTTGACCAAATATTAAGAGAAGTATTAATAGCATACAATGAAGATGAAAACCACCCTAATATTGATGAATTGTTTGAAAGAAGGGACATGTATACACAGGTAGATTTAAAAGAGGTGGTTGAAACTTTTTTTAGAGAATCTACGATTAATTCGACAGCAATTCCAGACGATTATTCCAGTGTTAAAAGTTCTGCGACTAATTTAGGTAGAATTTCAGAAATGGCACTTAAAACTGGTATTTTTCACCAAAGTTTTTCTGGTTTTAAATACAGTGAAGAGTTACAAAAAACATATGATGATAAAGAAAGCACTTACATAACTTTGGGTAAATTAGAAGACATATTTTTAAACCCGTTTGTTTCTGCAGTTATAAAAGAAGAGAATAAAGTAAAAGCAATCGGTGATAAATATGACTTGCAGTATAATTCAACAAAGGGTAGGTTACGCTGGGAGGAAAAGTTGTGTGCTCTTCAATTTGCAGACTTAACTCCTAATGAAGATTTACCTAGTTTTATGTTACCGATTGACTGGAACGATAGTTACAATGCGGCGCTACAAAAAGCTAATGAACGCATGAACCCAAAAACAGAAAACTCAGAGAATAATCTTAACAATCAGTCTTCTGAAAGAATTTTGACTCACGCAGAATTAGAGGGTGTTGCGACTATTGGTGGAGAAGGGTTTGTAGATTCAGAAACAGATCCACCATCTACTGATGAGGTAAATGATAAGTTTAATAAAACAGAATTTGATGGAGATGCCGTACTTGGTGGAGCTAAAGACGATCCTAATTTTCCTGGTATTAAAACCATACCCATTCGTGAACTTTTTATATCCACTCAAGTGATAAAAGATGCTTTTAGAGATAACGATTCGGTTACAGAGGCAATAGATACGATATTAGATACAATAAATGCTGACACTAATTTTTGTTGGAATATAAAAATGATTACCACTAATCAATCTGGTACTTCATTTTGTTTTCATGATGTAAATCTTCACGCACAACAACCTAGATTAATTTTTGATGTAACATCAAACGATTCCATTGTATCTAAATGTGATATTTCATTTGAAAAAGATACTCGACTCTCTGATAAATTATCAATACAAGCCATGTCATCTCCAGAGTACCTTGACGATCATAGGTTAGGTTCAATGAGTCATATCAATGCCTTAACTGATTCAAAGAAAGAGTTTAGTTACTATCGTAGTTTACCACACTTAGGAAATATAAATACAAGTGTTAATAAAAAAGATTATCTTACAACTAGTGATGATGAATTGTTGAAAAAATCTATTGATAGCATTGATAATCAATCAACTGTTGGTAAGATATTTACCGAAGAGGGCTTACAAAAATTTAAAGAGGAGAAAAACAAAAAAATAATAGATAAAAAAACATCTAAAGTTGTGGTTGATGGTACTAGGAAAACAAGGGTTATGGGTACTAAAAAAGATGGTAGGGGTTTTAAAAATTACACAGATAATATGATTCTCCAAGATCCAAGCATGATGGCAATAAATTCAGAAGAACGACAAGCAGAAATCGGTTCACTATTTAATCATGTATTTTTTATTGATAATACAGAATCCGTAGATCCAGAATCAGTTGAAGGTCCTGTATATCAAGGAGCACCACCACCACCACCAATGAAAAGATCTTTCAGAGAGGCTATTCTGTATGATTTAAGGAAAAAAGTACATGGTGAGTCTAAATCAAATAGTGTACCAGTGGTTTTACCAATTAAAATTCAACTAACGGTCTATGGAAATAACTATTTACAAATCGGTGATCATTTTACAATAAATTATTTACCAGAACACTATAAAGATAGAACTTTATTTCAAATAGTTGGTATTGAACAAAGAATAGAACCTAATAATTGGAGCACCACATACATTTCACAAATGAAACTAGATCCAAAATTTAAATATATAACCACTGGTGCTAAACCAGAGGATGTGCTTTCACCGCCAGCACAAGTAGATCCTGAAGAAGCTAACGTTGGGGGAAACACACCAGAAGTACCTGTTACAAAAGTAGCAAAAGTTTTATCGGAGAGAGAAACAGGAGATACTCAAAATGTACGTTTATTTAAAATGTCTAGAGAAAATATTGAGGATTCCTATGACAGTAATTTAGATGTTAGTCCATTGGATTTTACAGATTTTGAAGATTTAGAATTAGAAGAACTAGATTTATCTCTTGATGATTTTTCTAATTTAGATAAACCACCACCACCGCCACCACCACCAGCACCTAAACCACAAGCTGTTGGTGGAATAATTCCTTACAAAGATGGTCAAATGATTGGTAATAATTTAAAGTTTAAAATTAGTAAACAAACAAAGTATCCTTTAACAGTTAAAGGTGATGATGTTAGTGAATTTACAAAAAAAACTTGGAATCACGAACAATATTTAATTTCGGACATTAAAAAATTTAATACCATAGAAAATCTAGCATACGCATCGGCATTAGAAACTACTATTTTTAATGATTTATTTGATGGTATCGAAATCAATCTACAATTCAATCCTGATATTCTTAAACAATCAGATTATGATAGAGCTAATTACGATAAACCAGATCAACCGGTTGCTTGTTATGTTGAACCTTTTAGTTTTCAAGAGATGGCGGATATTTTTAATGTCAAACCAGAAAGGGGAAAATTATTATCAGCCACTTCAGTAGCAGTTAGACCTACGTATATTAACAAAGATTCTTTTCAATCCCAAGCAAGAAAGGATTATGATGATCTTTTAGGTATTAAAAATAATAAACCGATTTTAACTTTTGATCTAACTGATAAGAAATATAAAGTTGGTCCCGATAACTCAGGTGATGTTAACGTTAATATGTTGATAAAAAGTTTTACCTTTTGTACGAGAGACCTTGAAGAAGGTGATGATATGTATTATTTTCAATTACAAAATTTAGATATTGATGTATATGGGGGGACAAAAAATAGCCAACTCGGTATACCAAAATATTTGTTTGATATGAGACAAACAACACCAGAAGAATTTATTAAGAGATTAAACGAAAATTATAATAGATTTTTAAGAGCATTGACGCCACCAAAACCATCGTCTAGTGAAGAAAAACAAGCTACTGGTCCAAAACTACATCTGATCAGAGCGGGTTTTGCTGAAAAAGACTTACAAAATAAAACACATATTCGATACATCAATCCTAAAGGTAATGAGATACTTATACCAGCACTAAGTCCAGGTCATTCTAACACTCCAAAAGGAGCGAGGCATGGTAAATATCGATGGGGTGTTTATGAAACTGGACTTTTTAAAAAGAAAAGATTTACAGTGGTTGCTTTTAAAGTTGAAGTAATTGTGTTACATGCTATTAAAAGTGGAAAAGTGTCACCTGGACAATGGCGAGCATTGAGAAGCACTGGTGCTAGACCAACTTTATCTGCTGGTGTATATAGATCCCCATATTACTTTGCTGAAGAACAATATGATGGATTAAAAGTTGATAACCAGTATGACCAGAATCATTCTGTAATTGCTAGTCTATACTCAAATTGTATGAATCAGGCATTAAAGGATATTCAATTTTATTTCTTACATAAAAATGAAATAAAATTTATGTTCATGGATCTTGACTGGTATGATGGTGTAGTACCGTTCACTTTTCCTGAACGAAATCGAAAACTTTAAAAATACCTTGACATTTACATAAAAATTCCATAAGTTATGATATGGTAATCTGTATCAATAAGTATCCACTGTGGAGTAAGTCTCATCCAAAGAACACACCTGTGCTGATCTATGATAATTGGGAAGATAAAGTGCTCTATGCTGACCACTATGATTGTAAGGTGGATAACCTAGAGTATAAGATATTAACCCATGATGACGATAAAGAATATTACTTGGGTTTCGACTATAGAACATTCAGGCAATTAAATGTTAATTACCACGACATAAATTCTATTCATTATTGGTTACATAACAAACCCAAGTGGGAGATACAACATGATAGGTTCTATACATCCAGCGATATGGAAGATTTTCCCTATTACAGATCATTCGACAAACTTGTAGAACAGTGTAAGACATTGGGTAAGTATCGGATAGAAGATAGGGTGTTTAATCAAAGTAATTTTAGTTTGTTTCAATCATATTATCACAATGCTTTCTATAGCATTGAAAAAAATGGTATTGGAGTAAATCAGAACTTTCTAAAGGTGTTTGGGGACAAGTATAAATCGTCAATTTATGATAAAAAGGTCTATCAGAACTATAATTTCTACACAAGCACGTCACGTCCATCGAATGCTATCAATGGATTGAACTTTGCTGCTCTTACCAATGAACAGCGTAAGTGTTTCTCGCCTTTAAATGATATTTTCGTAGAATTTGATTATGATGCGTATCATCCAAGGTTAATCGGTCAACTGGTTGACTATGAGTTTCCTGATACATCGGTTCACGAGTATCTGAGTGAGAAATATGGTGTAAGTGTTGACGAGGGTAAGACCAAAACCTTTCAATATATGTACGGTGGTATTCCTAACGATGTTGCTAATAAAATCGAGTTTTTAGACTTGACGAAAAAGTTTATCAAGAAGCTGTGGGAAGAATATCAAGATAAGTCGTTTGTTCAGACCAGAAGATACTTTCGTAACCTGTATAAGGAAAATCTACCTAACATGAACCCACAGAAGTTATTTAACTACTATATTCAGGCTCATGAGACCGAGAGTAATGTTGACACGTTACACGGTTTACATTACTATTTATTAAATAAGGAGACAAAAATCGTACATTATAACTATGATAGCTTTTTATTTGATTATAGTCGAAAAGATGGGGTGGACACTATTTATAAGATACAAGAAGCATTACAAAGATTAGGTTATAAAGTCAAGTCCAAAGCCGGACATACCTATGGAGATATGAAGGATTATGAGTTCAGAAATTGATTTAATATATAGGGAATGGCAAGAGGCTATTCGTGATCGTTATAATATCAAGGGGGAACAGGTTGTGGTTGCTAAACCAAGTAACCCAGCACACCTCAGTATACTGAAAGAGATGTGTTTGAAAGCTGGTTTCACATCTGATCAAGCAAACTCAATTCTATTGATATTAGAAAAAGATAAAAAAGCACCAGAATTGGATAAATCTGGAAAAGATGAAGTAGAAAGATTAGGATTGGTTTGGAAAGGACAAGGTTATGGTAAAGAAAATGAAGATGGTATCACACATAAGAATGTAGATGGTAAGTTGGTAAAGGTTGATGACAAGGACGATGCGCCACAGATAAAGAAAGATGTGAACAAAAATTACGCCAAGCCTGGTGAAGAACCAGAGGTAGGACAATCAACTGTTGATGGCTCACATCATACAAGTAAAAAACCAAAACCAAAGGATGGTGAGAAAAAAGAAGTAGGGGATATGTCAAAAGAAGAACTTCAAAATCGTGATAAAGAAAAAATAAATGACGCTCTTATGATGACCAAATCCGAGTTAAAAAGATTAGAAAAAGAAAAGAAGAAAAAAGGTGCTGTAGATGATGGTGGTGGTGTAGGTGCTGGTACACCAATGTCTAGAGCCGGTGAAACTATGGTGTGTCGTGGTTTAGATATGTTGATAAACGAGAAAAAAAGTCTCGATGAAGTTAGAGAATATTTTGAAGGAATTGTAAACACAAAAGACCATGTGTTAAATAATAAAAAGGGTAAGGAATGGGTGCCATCTTGTATGGCCACCTTGGCTAGAATTGATAAGGAAATAGGTTTTGGTAATATCACTGATATTGTTTGGGATACTGATGAAGGTAGAACATCCATTGGTGTTGATCCTAAGTTAAAGACATCCTCTGATATGTTTGTTAGGACAGAAGATGGTAGAAATATCGGTATATCATTGAAAAAAGATGCTGCTGTGTTTTTGAACAATGGTGGTTGGATGGAACAATCAACGGCTCTGTTAAATGATTTAAAAGAAGTTATGCCAGATGAACAACATGAGGCATTGTCCGAAGCCATGTCATATGAAAATTTTAAAATTGATAGGGCTCAAAAATTCAAAGAGGCTTATGCCGACTATACACCTGAACAAATTTTAGAATTAGTAAATAGTTTAACACCAGAAGAGATCAAAAAAGAATCTCTTGATGGTAGTAAAGTTAGTTATTTAAAATTTTTGAAAAATCCAAAAGAGCATTTGGAAAAAATACAACAAGGTAGGATGGGTTTAGACAGAGGTGATGGACCTGTGATGAAAGGTTTTCATCGTCTACTAAAACTTAGAGATGAGAAGGGTGATAAAATAATAAGGGAATCTGATAATGTGTTGACACAAAAAACATTTGAAGTTTTAGATTCATCACCAGAAGCAAAGATAGGTATGAATAAGCACATAATCAGATCAATGCATGTATTAGATACCTTGGGTTTAAAAAAAGAATTCAAAATAGGTGGTGTTGATGAATTTGTAACAACCTATGGTATACCACCTGATGGTTCTGTACTAAATGAAAAAAATCTAATTGACCTATTTGGAGATGAGATCACTAATTTGATTGTTGAGGGAATCAATGAGGTAAGAGCTGGAAACAAAACACCTGAAGAGTTAGAAGATCGTATGGCTGAACAAATAGAGATAGATTATCAATCAGGTCAAATATTTTTTAAACATCAGAATGAAATGAAGTATCCATTGTTCTATCTATCTGGTAGATCAAGAGGTATAGGAACTCCACCTGTTATGGAATTAGGACAGACTCCTTTCATGGGTTGGGCTCTTAAAAATGGTTCTTTCAATACTGATACTTGGTCACCTGATCAATTGAAAAAATTAAGAGGTGATCTTGCCAAACAAGCCAAGGAAAGTGCTGAAAGATATCAAAAGGCACAAGAAAAGTCTGATGCTGAGGATAGTGAAGAGTAGATGAACACCCAACTTCTCTGTACATTCACCACTAACAAAAAGTTAGATCAAACTCTGATGGATATCAGCAGTAAGTTCAATGTTATCTATGAGAAGATTTATGTTCTACAGAATGAGGATAAACACAATGAACTGATCTGTACTTATAATGTAGAGAAGAACAGAGACTTAGATTTCAATGCGGTGGTAAACACCATTTCATTACATAGGAAAAAGATCACAAACACACTGTACACGATAAATGCTTTAAATGAGTTGATTATGGAGATAAACAATGGTGTGTTGGATACAAAATTTGAATTACCTTGGGAGCGATATAAGAACATGATTCTGATCACGAACAAGGAAGGGTT